TTGTAATTCCTGTCAAACTGATTTACTCGTCTGTCGTGATTCAATCCTGTGTAGGGGTCGATGGTGCATACATCAGCGTCAGAGTTTGCAAAGATGTTAAACAAATCAATAGGACTGTAAAGTTTTTCGTTATCTATAAACTTAAAATATTTACTTATTTCATTATTATATTTGAGTATTTCGAACTTCGTTAAGTCTTTTAATTTAGTGCCTGACCACATTTCGATAATATCTCTTTTTAATTGTGAGGACCTATTCTCACCACTCCAAATAATAAACTTTAATTTGTGTTTTTTTGCTAGTGTTGTAAAATACCATAATAACCAAAACGTCTTCCCTACATTATCAAGGCCTAGGCAAAGGTTAAACTCACCGCGTTTTAAGACGAGGTTTAAATCCAACAAACAATCTATCTTAAGACCTTGCTTTATCTTACCGTCTTTATAGTCGTATAAGTATTTTAAAGCGTTGTCGTCTTCTACTATCATTTTTTAAGAAGTTTTTTAACCTCTTCAGATACTTTTAAGACGTTGTCGTTTTCGTAATTATCTTTTCTGTTCTTTTCTTTTCTTAATGCTTGAGCTTTGCTTAAGCTATGCTTCCCACCTTTTCTACCTGACTCTACTCTTTTAGAGTGAGATTCTTTACGCTCTTTAAATTGATTATCTAACCAATCTATTACAATATTTTTGCCTTTTTGTTTTACTATTCCAACGTCTAAAAGGCTTTTATAATCTTTTGGAATTATTCTTTTATATTGTTCTAAAGGAACTTTGCACTCTTTGCTCCAATAGTAGCACACTACTTTCATAAACGCTCCTTGCTGTTCTAAGCTGAGAAAACTTATTGTACCTGTGAGCCACTGATTAGGATTGAATTTAAACCACGGTAAATCTGTCATTGTTGTTTGTTTTAGTTTATTTGATTATGTATTTTAAAGGTAATAATATTCCTTTACTTGTATTGTTGTCGCCTCCTGCGACTTTTTTGAGGGTTTTCAATTTACAAAGTTTTTTTAACTTATTAGTTTCAATTAAAATAATTTGTTCATTGCTTATAACAAACGCCCACCATTTTGCTTGTGTTGTACTTATGCCACTTAGTTTACCTCTTGACATATATTCGACAAAAACATTACCAGTACATTTGTTTTTAATAGCGTCTCTGTCTGTTTTAACTTCAATAGTATTTCCTTTTAATTCAAGTATTTTTGAAAGTAAATTTTCTCCTTTATTTCCAAGTTTTAAGTCATATTTAAAGTCACTATTAAAATCCATTAGTTATTAGCTTTTAAGTTATCGTAATAAAAAGACTTTTCTTCTTTGCTTATGTCTTCCCACTTATAAGTCGGAGTAGAACCGTAGTCCCACTCCTCGTCATAATATGCTTCTCTTTTGTAGTTTGGTATTTGATTTACTTTTATAGGCTTATACAATTGACATAAATAAACAGCATTTAAGTTCCACTGCTCCGCTAGTTCTGGAATCGTATATCCCTCAATAATTAAATCTTGAACAAGCCTTGAAAACCATATCGAATTCCCTTTCATTGAAGTCATCTATTATTTTTTTATACTTAAAAGGGTAAATCGTTTGACGACTCCCAGGAGTCAGATTCTTGTTTTACAGGCTGTCCTTTTTGCTCTGTGTCAGGCTTCCAAGTATCTACAGAGACAGCTACATTTTTTCCGTATTGGTCAGCTTCGTCTTTTACGTTTATATTTAATTTTATAAATTTATTACCGTTAAACTCTTGAATGTAGTCTTTAATTTTAGCAGGGTTAATTGTTACTTTTAACCACTTGTCGTTCATTGCTTTACCGCTTCCGCAGTAGATTGTTTCTTCTTTCTTCATTTTTATTTGTTTTTATTTGTTTATTTATTTGTTTTTATAATATCCGTTATTTAGTCTTTCATCAACGAGTCTGTCATAGGCTTCGTCTATTAAGTCAAAAAAGTCTCTTTGTTCTTCGTCTTCCATAATTATTTATTTAATTCAAATTTTATGTACATTCTGCAATCTATAACTCTTTTATAAATGCTTTCAATTACTTCGTTATCTCTTTCAATATTAAATACTTTAATTCTATACTTTGAGTCTATATTACTATACTTATAGTGTTGACAAAATAAGTCATAATTATCAGCATTACTAAACTTATATTCTCTCTCAATTAACTCGTCAGGTGTGTCCATAAGAGTGTAGATTAACTTATAATTATCTAAGCCAGTTAGAGCCATATATCCTTGAGCTTGATAGTAATATGCTTTATTAGGTATTGCGTCAAAGAATAAAGGAAAGCTATAACAATCCCAACTGTTTTTAACGTCAATTAAGTGGTCTGTAAGTATTGCGTCAGGTGTTCCAGTTAAAAAGTCGTTTTCAAAACTCTTTTCGTTTTTAATTATCTCTTTGTAATCTAAGTTTTTAGCTATATAGTTAAGAGACTCCTGTTCGACTTTATTTCCTTTCTCTGTGTATTTACTGCTAAACTCTTTTTTACGCCCATAGATTTGCTCTTTTAGCCAGTCTTGACAATAAGATTTAGTCGTCTTTGATATTGTGTCGGTCTTCCTTTGTGGCTTTGTCATTATCTGACCTATTGCCGAACATCTTATTTTGAAATTTTGCATAATCTATTTTATTAAATAATTCGTCTAAAAAGTTGTTGTTTTCGTCTGTGTTTGCTTTGTTGTCTTTCATATTATTTCTTTTTTAAATCCTCTTTAAACTCATCTTCCCCAAATACACCCAAAGCATAAAGTCCTGATAATTTTAAGACTATTCTTGACATTGCTCTTTTTTCTGCTATAGCTACAGGATAAGCGTTTCTGTTATTGTCGGGAGCTGCCTCTCCGAATGTTTCAATTACTACGTCTTTTAGTTGTCCTATTGCTTTTATTACACAGGTTTTTGTGTCAGGGTTGTAGTGTTTAAGTGTGTATTCAATTAAGATGCCTGAGTCTGCTTGAATTTTGTCTATTCCGCTTCTCGTTATAATGTGATAGTGAGAGTGTTTAAAAGTGTCCTCTTCACTTAGATTATACTCTATGAAGAGCTTGTTTAGTTGTTCTTTGCGTGTCATAATTTTTGATTTTAACTATTGATTTTTTTATTGTTTTAAGTCGTTTGGGAAAGTAATTATAATTAATTAATTTTAATTTATAATCTATTTCGTTAAATAATTCAAGATACTCTTCAAATCGTTCTCTGTGTGTAATGATATCTTTTTGAGTCGGTGTCCAGGTCTTTGAGCTTAAAAGTCTTTTATTAAAATTGATTCTTACTACTAAAAACCTAAGTTCTTCGTATAGGTCTTTTGATGCTTCAAAACGTTCCCACTCTTCTAAGTATTCGCTATAACTACCCCAACTCATAACAGTTCTTTTAATTTGTTTACTATGTTGTAAAGTTGCATAAACTCTCCTGTCTCTACTAATAAATGATAATTAGTTTTAAAGCTAGTAAACTCTATTATAGTTGGGTTTCCGTCTCTTTTGTCTATTGAGACTTTTACGTCTGTGTGATGGTCTTTAAATTGATAAGTTCTCTTTGTTGGTGTTGCTTCCATTATTTTAGTTTTTATTTTTAATATAATCCTCCATAAATTTGACTAGTAGTTTAGAATAGCTTACTCCGTTCTCTTCAGCTTTCTCTACGAATTTTGTCATTGTTTCCCTTTTATCTTCAGGTATGTAAAATGTTCTAACCATTATGCTATTTTTAAAATTATTATTATTATTAAGTTATAAGCTACATATATAGCTCCGAGTAATGTTAGTGATTGTAATAGTAGTTTTTTCATAGTTGTTTTTATTTAAAAAGTATCTTCTTTACTAATCCAATTTTTAGATATATAATTCCAAGCTGCTGCATTTTTTCTTTTTGCTTGGTTTTCTTGGTAAAAAGGGTCAAAAGTGTTTTTTACTGCATCAGTATTAAATTTCAATAATTCTTTAGCTTCCTCTAATGTTACATTATTTGTGTCTTTAATTTGAATTGGTAATTTTTTAGAAGAAATATAACCTTTAAATGTTTTATAAGCGCAAGTAAATTGTGCGCATATATTGTCTTTTTCTGCCAAGTTATCATCATAAATAACGTAGCCATTAAATTCAAACTCTAAAACATTATTTTTAAAATAAATACCGACTACTTCACCGAAATTTAACTCGTATATATTTATGTTATAATTATTAGCTAATGCTTCACAGCTATTCTTGATATCTTGTTTTACAAATTCTAAAGTTTTCATTGTTGTTTGTTTTAAGTTTATGTTTGTAAATATATATATAAATATAATACGAACCAAACTTTATATAAACTTTTTTTAAAAAAACTTTAAGCTACTTCGAGAAAATAATTAGAATAAATGTGTCAGCCTTGCTACTTGACCGTAATTTTTAGATATGAGAAAGCCCTCAATTCCTTTATTATTAGAGCTTTGATAACCGCTCTTATGATGCCAGTTGTCAGATTCCGAAGGTGACATAAGCGACTCGATATGAATTCCTGGAAATTGTTTACTACTTAATTTGTGGTGAATGTGCTGTGTGAACATATAGCGAAACTTGCAGCTGCTCCAGTCGTTGCACTCGTCCGCCATTATTAAAGGAAGTGTGTCAAATTTAATCTTATCACCGTGGCAGCTACCAATTAAAGAAGCGTTCTCATTAGTACCGTATTTGTAATACTTTCTCATTCTT